AGCGCGGGCCATCGGATCGCGGCGAAGATCCGGCCCGCAGCACGGCGCAAGCCGCGGTCGTGATTACTCTGGTGCTGGCCGCGCTGTGGTTCGCCACGATGCCGCCGGTGCATCGCACGCCGCGTGCACGTATCGAAGTCTGTCCACACGCGTTGTACTTTATTCGCCACGGCGAACAGACGACCTGGACGAAACACAAGCGCCTGCTTTGCCGCATCGGCGACCACGATTTCTACGGGGACAAACGATGACGTCGACCTCCTTGCGCCAGCGCATCGAACGCACGCTGGCTGATGGTCCGGGTACGGCGATGGACGTCGCGCTGGAACTGGAGCGTGACTCGCGCCGCATCGGCGCGTACCTGCGCGATCTCTGGCGCCGCGGGCATCTCGCGCGCCAGCCCTACTACCTGCCCTGCCGCATGCCCGGCGCCGCCTGCGCCCGGCGCGTGGTGTGGATGTACGCGAGGAAGGATTGAACCGTGTCCGTTTACTACAACGAAATCGACCCCTACGCCGCCCAGTGGCTGCGCAACCTGATCGACGCCGGCCACATCGCGCCCGGCGTCGTGGACACAAGGAGCATCGAGGATGTGCGACCCGACGAACTCGCCGGATATACCCAGTGCCACTTCTTCGCTGGTATCGGCGTGTGGAGCCTCGCGCTTCGTGCTGCCGGATGGCCGGACAGTCGACGAGCATGGACTGGCAGCTGCCCTTGCCAGCCTTTCAGCGCGGCAGGTAAAGGCGCTGGGTTTGCAGACGAGCGGCATCTATGGCCCGCCTGGCAGCACCTCATCAATCAGTGCCGCCCTGCAGTCGTCTTTGGCGAGCAGGTTGCAAGCAAGGCTGTCGATCCTTGGATCGACCTTGTATGCGCTGACATGGAAGGCATGGGTTACGCCTTCGGGGCAATTGCTTTCCCGTCTGCGGGCGTCGGTGCGCCGCACATCCGAGATCGAACGTTCTGGGTGGGTGACGCCGACCGTGCGGGACTGGAAGGATACGCCGGGCATGGTGGCACAGCGGGATGGCAAGGATCGGGTGGATCAGTTGCCGCGACAGGCGTACCTGTGCGGCTGGCCGACGCCGATCACGAACGACATGCTGGGCAGCGGGTATTGCTACGGCAAGAAGCGACCGGACGGAACGCGCGACAAGTTTTGGAAGTTGCCGGGAGCGGCATCGCTGACGGGTTGGCCGACTCCAACATCATCGCTGGCGGACAAGGGCGTGCGATCGACGGAAGACGGCATTCGGGAAGCGATGCGCAACCACGGCCCGGACTTGGCGGCGGTGGCGTGCCTCACGGCAACACAGCCGGCCCGACTAACGGATTCTGGCGAGCTGCTGACTGGCTCAGTTGCACAGATGGCAAGTGGCGGCCAGTTGAACCCGGCACATTCCCGCTGGCTCATGGGGCTTCCAGCCGTGTGGGACGACTGCGCGCCTACGGCAATGCCATCGTCCCGCAAGTCGCGGCCGAGTTCATCCAAGCCTTCCTCGATGTAGAAGACGCGCAGAGCGTGGCATGAACGCACCCGCCGACATCACCGCCATCGCGCACCTGCGCTGCCCTGCGCCGCTGCGCGACCTCGCCGGCTGGGTCTGCTGGCGCTATGAGCCCAACGACAACCCCGGCGGCAAGCCGCGCAAGGTGCCGTACTACGCCGGCGGCGGCCGTCGCCAGGGGCGCCAGGGATCGCCCGAGGACCGGGCGCAGCTCACCACCTTCGACGCCGCGCGCAGCGCGGCAGCGCGGCGCAAGATGGACGGCGTGGGCTTCTGCACGCTGGCCGAGTTTGGCATCGTGGCGCTGGACTTCGACGCCTGCATGGTCGACGGCCAGCCCCATCCCGACCTCCTGTCCATCCTGTCCAGCACCTACGTGGAGTTCAGCCCCAGCGGCACCGGCTTGCGCGCGCTCTACCGCGGCCAGCTGGGCGACCTCAAGTCGCACGGCGCGCCCTACGGGCTGGAGGTGTTCTCCAGCAAGGGGTACGTGACCATCACCGGCCATGCGCTGGACGTGGTGGAGCTGCTGGGTAACGAGGACGTCGTCGCCGACCTCGACACCGCGGCGATTGACCTGATCCGCGCGCGGTTCAAGCGCGACGCCACGCCGGCGTCCGACGCGCCTGCCGCCGATCCAGTGGGCCTCACCGACGCGCAGCTGGCGCAGGCGCTGGACGCCCTGCCGGATGACCTCGACTACGACACCTGGCTCAGCGTCGGCATGGCGCTGCACCACGAGCGCGGCGGCGATGGCTTCGACCTGTGGGATGCGTGGTCGCAGCGCTCGCCCAAATACACCACGCGCGAGTACGGCTGGGACCGGTGGCGCAGCTTCGGCCATGGCGACGGCGCGCCGGTGACCGCGCGCAGCCTGGTGCGGCTGGCCAACGACCATGGCGCCGGGCTGGTGCTGAACGGCCCGGCGTCGCCGGAAGAGTTCGAGGCGGCCGCCAAGGCGCCCACGACGACCGCCGCGCGGTTCCAGCCGGTCCCGGTGGGCGAGTTCGCCCTGCGTGCGCCGCCGCGATGGATCGTCAAGGGCGTCTTGCCGGAGGCCGAGCTGGTGGTGCTGTTCGGCGAGTCCGGCTCCGGCAAGAGCTTCCTGGCGCTGGACCTGGCCATGGCCGTGGCGCTGGGCACCCCGTGGCGCGAGCGGCGCGTGCGCCAGGGTCCGGTGGTCTACATCGCGGCCGAGGGTGCCGGCGGCTTCCGCAATCGGTGCCAGGCCTACGGGCAGGTCAAAGGGCTGGATCTTCACGCCCTCCCGTTCGACGTGATCCCCGACGCGCCGAACCTGCTGCTTAAGGACGATGCGCTAGCGGTCGCCCAGGCCATCGGCCGGGCCGAGGTGGTGGTGGTGGACACCTTCGCCCAGGTGACGCCCGGCGGCAACGAGAACGCCGGCGAGGACATGGGCAAGGCGCTGGCGCATTGCAAGGGCATCCACCGCGCCACCGGCGCGCTGGTGCTGCTGGTGCACCACAGCGGCAAGGACGCAAGCAAGGGTGCCCGCGGCTGGTCCGGCCTGCGTGCCGCCGCCGACGCCGAGCTGGAAGTCATCCGCCATACCGGCGGCCGTCTGGTGCGCACCAGCAAGCAAAAGGATGGCGAGGACGGGCTGTCGTGGGGCTTCGGCCTCGACGTCGTGACGATCGGCCAGGACGAGGATGGCGACCCGCTCACATCCTGCGTCGTGGTGGAGCAGGCGCTCCCGGTCGCCGGCGCGCCGGCGCGTCTGCTCGGGCCGACCGAGCTTATCGTGAACGCCATAGTACAGGAATTCGCGCTGGCGCAGTCGGCGGGCATCGAGGTGAAGGCGGTGCTGGCCGAAGCGGCACGCCGGATGGACACGCCCGACAAGGGCAAGCGCGACACGCGCAAGCAACGCGCGCTGCGCGCCCTGCGCGCGCTGTGCACGGGTGACGACGCGTCGTACATGCTGGACGATGACGACACCACGCTGACGATCCTGTAGGAGGCGTCATGAACGGCACACGCGACGCACACGCCAAGGTGGCCCTCGATATCTACGTGGCCTGCTGGCAACGCGGCTTCGTGCTGTGCCGGATGGATGGACATGTCATGGCGCTGGGCGGCTTCGCCGATTATGCGCCGGTGGCCCGTGCCGTCGTGCGCAAGTTCGAGGATGTCCTACTCCCGCGCACGCCGCCGGTCCACGACGAGAACGCCCGGCACTAGGCCGGGCGTTTCGCGTTCATCCAAGCACCTTGAGCTGGAACAACGTCCAGAACACCGGGTGCATTTTTCGTCGTCCCCCTTCCCAGTCCTGCCAGCTGCGCTCGGCGGCGCACACCAGTTCGGCGGCGGCTTTCTGCGTGAGGCCAGCGGCCTGGCGCGCCGTGCGGATAGCCTCCGGTGTGGGGTAGGGCTGCGGGGGTGAGGACGGCAGGAGTGCGTGCATGGGCGTCTACGCGGTAGCTTCGCGGAGCAGTTCCAGCAGGTCCGCGGCTTCCTGCTTCCACGCCGCCGACTCCGCCGACCGCGCCGACCGCGCCGACCGCGCCGCCGACCGCGCCGACCACGCCGCCGACCGCGCCGACCACGCCGCCGACCACGCCGCCGACCGCGCCGACCACGCTGCCGACTCCGCTGCCGACCGCGCCGCCGACTCCGCTGCCGACCACGCCGACCACGCCGACTCCGCTGC